TCACTTGAATAACAATTGAAACTACTAATGTAATATAAAATAAATATTTTTCATCCATATTATATTATATATATTTTATTATAAATACTCTTCTTCACTAAGCTCATCTTCACAATTCAAATAATTATTCTCATTTGCTATCTGAAAGACATTCTCTATCTTCTTCGGCTTTTTTGCCTTCGCAGCAGGTTTTTTTACAATAGGTTTCTTCTTAACAACAATTTCCTCTTCTGAGTCTAGTTCCTCTTCTGATTCTTCTGTTTCATACTCTGTGTCATCATCAACAACAAAATCATCTTTGACGTATCCTTCTTTCGTACGTGATACGTCATCATCTACATCATCTTCCGACAATTCACTATCTTCCGCGCCAATATCATCAAATCCACCAAAGAGATGCTCATATACTTTAGCCCATTCAGCTCTACTTATATTAATTGCCTTATTATTATCCTTGTTTACAAGAATACACGAACCAAAAAGAAGAACACTATCGATTGGAGGGGGAAACTCATATTTATTTTCCTGTCCTGCACGACCATTATCTTTACCAAATACACTTACAGAATATGATTTACCATCAATTTCAGCACCCCATTCTGTCTGTAATTCAAAGCCACTGGCTGATTTCAAACCAGCTTTTTTATAAAGTTCCGACTCATTATATGTTTTTAGTTCACATTCTTGAATCGTACCGCTTTTATCCACGATTAAAATTGTAACGGTCATTTTATCTATACGAATTAATACATTTAAGTTATTTCTAATTTATTATAACATTGGCGTAATAAAGATATAATAATAATGTTTGTTTTTCATATAAATAAATGTTCTCGTTTTCATTAAATAATTTTATATTTACCATCATCTTTTCACTATTAATTATTTTAGCGGGCCACTTTTTATGGAACTATTTGCGTGATAATTATACTACTAAAAAGACTAAAAATATTATACATGGCCAAATAGAGAAATATCAGAAAATAATTGAGCAAATACAGGGTCAGTCGATTAATGACGAGTTTTTAAATGAAAAGGATGTTCAAGATTTGAATAACGACTTAGCCGCTTTTGCAAATGGATTATAACAAATAAAATTGATTTAAATAATTGGCTCTTATAACTAGCAAACCATGACAACCGTCGAAGTTTTGACACATACACAATATGAGCAGATTATGAAGCGTTTCCCTACATTTGAACTTTCCTATGAAACAATATCGCATAAGAAAGTTTCTTCTTCGTATAATACTTGTTTTAGTATACCTCAGGGTAAAAAATGTTTTGCCTGGTTCACGTTTTTGAGTGAAGAGGATGTATGTTTTGTTTTTGATTTAAATCGCGAAAAGAAAATCGTAAAGACGTATCGATATCCAGTGAATTTTCAACAGCCATTGGCTCTCGGAACTATATTTTACGGTACATTTTTAGAGGAAGAACGACCATTCTTTGTTATAGAGGACATATTTTATTATAAGGGTATTAATTTGAAAAATTGTAATATATATCAAAAGCTGGATTTCACGAAAGATGCACTCAGTCAAATCAAGTCAGAATCATCGACTCTTTATTTTGCATTGCCCGTATTCTGGGATGTGATTCAGTCAACCGATTTTAGTCCCGAATCTATTATTCCGGCTAGTCAAATTAATAATATTGGATATACAGTCCATCATCTGCAATATCGAGCTCTTTATGAAACGGTGCCGTTTATTAATGTCCAGTTGTCACGCCCAGGCTTAGTTAGTAACAATGCGCCAGTCAAAAAGCTCACGGATGTACAGATTAGTAGTGTTGTTCCAGATTATGCAAAACCTCAATATAATTATCCTACTGCGTTTCAGATTCGTGCCGACTTACAATTTGATGTTTATCATTTATATGTTTATGGTCAATCAGGAGAGCAAATTTACTATGGACTAGCTGGAATACCAAATTACAAGACGAGTGTATTTATGAACAGTCTATTTCGTAAGATTCGCGAGAACACGAATCTGGATTATATAGAGGAGAGCGATGATGAAGAAGATTTTCAAAATGGCGCCGAAGACAAATATGTTGATTTAGAGAAAAAATTGGTTATGGAGTGCACGTTTCATAAACGTTTTAAAAAGTGGATTCCGCTTCGTGTTGTAGACGCGCGTACTCGTTTGGTTCATATTAGTAAGTTAGAAAGGGATGCGAATTCTAGACCGCAATATAGTCGACCTCAATATCAACAAAAGAATGGCCGTTATAATAAAAAATATAGGCCTAATGTATAATGGAGTTGAACCAAACAAACAAAGTTTTGCCTCCTGTATTAGCCACGAACACTTCAGGCGAAACGCGTTTATATGCGTCGACTGGTGGAAAAAGACGTAGAACCAAAAGAGGAGGGAGTAAAAAACGACACACTAATAAAAAGAAGGGAGGTAAATCAAGACGTGTACGAAAGGCATGCTTTTAAGGAATAGGAAACATAATATGTTCATTATTAGCATACATTTCCCAATGATAATTTTCAGTATGATGCTGTCCATAATATTTACAGTATCTTACAGTGAGGACAATATGTTTTTTTTTTTCAGGTATTTTAAACCAAACACAACCCCGCATTCGATGTTCAATGACTCCGTAGAAATTAGAAACCTGACGTATCTTAGGCATTTTTTTTAGCATAGCATAACGACTATCGTTTCTATTAATCCTACGAATATTAATGTACCTATTATTAAGCCACATACCTTCTCCAGTATATAGCTTAACATGGTCAACAACATATTCGGGTAACTTAGAGCAGAGTACATAACTCATTTAATTGTTTTGTGACAATAAAAAATAAAACAATTTAAAATCAATTTTTGGTTATTCGTCGAAATTTACATCAATCAAACAATTTCCGCCGAACGGCAGCACCGTTTCTTCTGACTCAACTACTGCCGTTGCAGCATCTTTGGGTTCATATATACGTTTCCAAGTTGTATCTTTCGTCCAATCAATGGACATTCCCGTATATTTTGGACTTTCAATATATCGAATCCTATAATTCGATTTTTTGTAGAAACGTCGTCGTTGTAGCCACTGATTTTGAAATACATCATGTTTGTCAACAATATCTACAATAATAGGGTTCTCGTGTTTTACTCGTAAAATACGACCAACAGATTGTACAATATCTGTTTTGGGTGTTACCATGACAAGAGTCGAAAGGGTTTTAATATCTAATGCCTCAGCTGCCATAGCATAGGTTGCGAGAACAATATTTTTAGACTCGGTATCTTGAAGCGCGGCTTGTTTCATTCCACCAACATAAAATCCGACACTGGCAAACTTGCGGTAATCAATCGCTTGATACAAATAAGTTAAAAGAGAACGATTATGACAAAGTACCATAATTTGACTATCATTGTCTTCATCAACCAAGTCTTTGAGAACTCGGACGATAAAGTCGCTACGCGGACCGTATTCGCAAAGTTTTACTATCATTGAACTATATTTTGTATTACCACGATAATCTATTTCTACCTCATTGAATTGAGAATCCCCTGTCTGATATTCTATAGCGCGAACACAAACAGCATCATCATTATTACGCTTTTCCTCATAAATTTTTTCACCAATAAACATATAGAGAACACGGGTTAACTTATCTTTTCGGTCGACGGTTGCCGAAATCCCCAACATATAAGGAGTAATAGTCTTGAATAAAGTTTTCGAAAATTGCTCGCTACCAATGCGATGAACTTCATCAATAATAGTTAAGCCAAAGGAATCGAACGTTCCTGCCGGAAAATCTTTATCATAAAGGGTTTGAACCATTCCAATAACAATGTCTTTGTCTTTTATGTCACAAACTTGTGCTTGAATCTTACCAATTCGAGAACCTGGTAGAAACTCCTCAATACGTTCTATCCATTGATTCATCAAGAATTCTTTATGAACTATAATCAGTGTCTTCTTTTTTAAATCCGAAATTATTTTGAGAGCCATTACAGTATTATGAGTAACTGTAAAATCTCCAAGAACAAATCGTCTATTACCGTCAATTTCAAAACCATAATAATCATCGACGCCTATCTGCTCCAAAGAAATTCTATACTTGAGTACGTCGCGTATAAGTTCTCTTTTATGAGGTTTTTTCCGAGAACATTTTACAGGGATTTCCTCCAATCCAGCTCCGCTAATATTTGTTGTATAGTATGTCCCCTTTTTGGGACCACCTCTTGCATTTGTACATGTTTTAGATATTTGTTTTTTATACGAAGCAAAACCAAGAGACCTGGCCAAGAAAACTATATCATCTAATAAGGTCTCGTTTTTTTGTGTTATTTCGTAACAACCATCATGATAATATCCATCAGAATCAATTAGCCCTGCTAGTAATTCTAATTGATTCTTTCTTGAATTACATTTATAATGATGAGGAATGTGTTTATTATTAATCATATTGTTGTCTCTTAGAAAATCCATAAGAATATTTGTTTTTTCCGTGGAGTTGATTCGATAATCATATTGAGCCCCTGTGTATTTTAAATATAATGTTGTGTGTTTTGTTTTAAAGCATTCTACTATATATTTTATTACAGTAGATTCTTGCGTCGTAACTAAAGTACCTTTTGAATATCCGTCACCCAGCCAATATCCAATCAAATAAGGGTCGATTTCTAAAGGAACTTCATGAAAAGTTACCGGAACTCTATATCCTAGCAAAGGACCACCTCTTCCATGGTAAGATTTTGGAAGGTTTAAATAATCTAATACGGAAATATCTAGTACGTCTCCTTTTGCAATGTTTTTGTTTTGGCGACTACTGTATTTAAGCGAAAGAATATGGCTTTCGTTAACTATGTACCCAACCCCTTTTTTTGTATTTACTTTATACATCATTTCTTTTCCTCTTGCTAATGTGAGAACTTTTCTCGGTGTAGAATCGTCTCCCATCAGCAAATCTCCAACTACTACATTTTGCACCAATTTAATTGTACCATCAAACATTAAAATCTGTGTGTTCTTACCTAAACATTTGCCACGCCCACATGGCACCTCCAATATTCCTCCTGAGCCTTTATGCAGTGAATCCAAACAAATTGACTGATTAACGTAATTACCATAAATTCCTACGATTTCATTTTGATAATCACGTAGCGATTTAGTAAACGTTACGTTAATGTCGTCACCTGTTTGGATTTCCGATTTTGGCGGTAAACCATAACGTTGAATACCATAAAACCTTGGCAAATATATTTTCTTTTCGTTTTCGCGATAGACTGGGAATTGACTTGCGCCATCTGCTGGTCCAAAATTTGCACCAAAGATTTCTGGTTTTACAAATAAATCCTTCTTTAGAAATTCACAATCAGCAGGACTAAGTATTGATTTTACAATTGTATAACCCTTTTTTCCAAGATAAGATTGAGAACAAACGGTTGCCCGATATTCATTAGTAAGAGTAAAAGTGGGACTTTTTATTACTTTATGCTTCGGTTTCATTTTAGTCGTACTTGTTAAACAGAGAACAAATCAATTTTTTATAAGAGAAAATAAATATTTATCTATAGTATAATGAAATTAACGAGTCCATTCAAAGATTTTACTATGCCAGAATATTGGCTATTTGGCTTATTTATAGTCTATTTAGTAGTTCCTTTTCAAACACCAAAATTTATTCATACTATTTTAACAAACCCTATCGGTCTTATTTTTCTATTAACTGTTGCCGCGGCTATGTTTTTTATGACACCTATGATTTTAGCAGTTTTGTTTGTCCTTGTTATTTATGAACTAATACGCCGTGATGGTAGTGACGCTAATTCCTACAGAACAGATAAGTCAGTTCATGATAATCATACGCAACAATACAAATATGTTTCGGATAATATCAAAAACAATAGCGTTCATGTCAAAGGTCCTATTTTAAATATGCCCACCGAGTCACATGAGCCCCCGAAACAAACAAAAAGCGAATCTGTATATTTATCAATAGGTGATTCTCTTGAGGAAGTTATGGTTGGTCAAATGGCACCCACAGAGTATGCAGCGACAGTATCTTCATCAGATTTTAAACCAATAAGTGAGAACAATGTTGGCGGGTCGGTATTTTAATAAATATTGTTTTTATTAATAATATTTATAATCAATCAGTTGGCTGTATGGCAATGTTGTTAGTTCCTGAAGAGTTTTGTTATCCTTGTATTGCCGTATATATTTTATAAACGACACGTATTGCGATGAGAGCGAAGAAATCACCAAATACATAATCTAATAATTCTAAAATATTCATTACATTAGGGTCACTAGATGGAGTTTTAGGGTCTGTATTTATAGAAGTAGGTAGTTTACCACGATGTTCGATAGCGATAATAGCTAAATTGGAACCAACAATTAATATGAGAACTAGCCATAAGTAAGGCCATCCATCTTGAGTAAATATGTTATCAAATTCCCATTTTCCAGTATCAAAATGTATAGGTGATTCAAATAAAGTAATAAATTGGCTCATCACAACTCCTGTTTTAAAATCTTGAAATATATAATGTCCCGGATTTGTTACTTTTCTGGAAAACAAAATCATTGTCGATGTTAATGCTAACGTAAATATAACTAAAAACGATATAGTTATATGAGTACTATCAAAATTAAAGATTAATCCTAATGGAAGTGTTACAGCAAATATACAAACAAAATAAAAACCATACCAAAATTGAGCAGCATCTAGTTCTTCATTTTTATCTTTACCAATAGCTTGTGTCACTGCATTCCAAAAAGTAGGAAATGCAGAGTATAAAATTAATACAAAAAGTACTAGAAACGTAAATCGAACTGTAGTCCCCATAAACTCAATTTTGCTCGCTTCTTCAGTATATTGGCTATTTATTGGTAAAGTATAAGCTTTTATATCTTCTTTACTCACACCCGTAGGAATACATTCCATATAAACATTATCATCTGTTCTGGTTGTGATATTTGCTTCTACTAATTTAAATGCGTTAGTCGGATTATTATTTAACCATTTGGGTAAAGTCTTGGCGTCAGGAGGCCCGCTAGAATCAAAATTTGATAGTATCTCTTTAGATGCATTGTTGATATGTATTGGAGTATTAAAAACTATAATGGTTTCACCAAGTGAGTTTAAGTATTGACTAGCCAACGTTTGCTTTGGTATACTAAAACTAATTGATGTCGACAAAGTATCAGCAGTGTTTTGTGTTGATGCTACAAAATTAATAATATTATCGATTTCGTTTGGTCGTGCGGGTTCTGTGGTTGGACTGGATAACATAAAGCATAAATAAATTATTGGGTCAGTAGACACTACGGGATTATGTTTAATGACAAGTTCACCTAGAGCTACTACGTCTTTTATGTTGTGGGTGATTTTATTTTTATTATCAACTTTGTTGTTATAAATATATAAATCAGAACAACGGTATGCATGCTGGGTTGTAGGGAACGTAATATTATTGGGAGAGGGGGGTACATAATTTGTAACATGTAATCCAATAAATCCACCCGGTCCAGGGTTTGTTTGTATAAGTGGATTATTAGAATTTATTATTTTTGTATCATTATTATCAGACGGAGCCAGACCTGATATATATTTACAATTAGAAGCAACAATATCTATATTTTTAAATTCATAGGAAATCTGTGTAGTTGATGGAGCTTGTGTAAATGATGAAATATCCATAAATTATATAATCTATGGATAGTTTATTATTGTAACTAAACCTCAAAAATAAGGAATATAGTTAAACGTGCTGTTTTCGTATAATGTTACTCTAAAAGTATCACTATATCCTTCCACATACACTATATCGCCATTACTTAACGAATCACACCCATATTCACCTGTACAACTTTTTCCGTTAATACTAATGGGTAACTTTGTATTCATATTACCTGTAGTGGTCATTGTGTAATATTGCCAATGGTAGTTACCGGCAGTTAATTGTCGCCCCATCAAAGGTAAAATCAATTCATCATTTTTACGCGTTAAAATTCCCATTTGTTGATAACTATCGTTGACTGCGCGCGTTTTTATATTAACAGGTAATCCTCTTGGGTCACCTGAGTCGCTTCTAAAATATGTGCCATCTTTTACTGGCGGAACATATGGATTATTAATTGTATTTGATTGACTTAAATTCTGCGCTTGATTTTGATTTTGATTTGGTAAAACAATATAGGTGTTACCTGATGGATTATCGTGTGCATATTGTTTATAATACAGATAGACGACAACAATAAAAATCATGGTTAATAAAAATAACGTCATGTTCTCGATGCATATTATTCCAGGTATGCATTTTTTACCCATTTATATTATCTAAATATTAATTTCCGGAACAACGTCTCCGACAGAAAATTTAATGGTTGGTATTTCAGGTGCCTTAAGAGATTTTGGATCGATAGGAGGTTTAGCACCAGCAGGTATTTTGAAATTAGAACTGAACGCACCGGCAAATTGTTTGCTTCCGTCTTGCATCTGACCAATACCAGCCTGTAACAATTGGGGCATCTTACGACTAAAGCCATAATTAATCTGTTTTACTTTATCTTTTAATGCATCTACTTTCATGCGCTTACAATTATAGCATAAATCACGAATGTTTTTAGGATAATGCGAAATATGTACCCCTACATAATAAAATATAAATTGGTCTGCCTGTTCTAGTAAATCCCATGCTTTTTGCTCTAGAGGATATAAATCACGAAACAAAAACGTTTTCATAAACCATAAAAGAATTCTTATAGGTAAATACAAAATTTGGGCAAATGTATCTGTGCAATAAAAAAACAGACAGCGATGAAGATTTTGAATATATTGTACACTACAAGTTATATATGAAAAAATAAATTCACCACTCCATTGTAACAATTCACCTATATTTGTAAACCCTAGTTTTAATCCTTCTCCCAATCCTTTTGTTTCAGTCACAAACAAACCAGTAAAAATATCGTTCATACCCTTTCCCATTTGAATAAATCGCGCTGCGGTTTCGTTAATAAAATTTACTACAATACTTAATATATCAAAAAATCCATTTACGCCTTTTTGTATTCCAGCAATCATATTATTAATCAAATCGGTAAACGTTTTTACGGAATCTTTAATTGTTTTATTTAAGGGCTTAATTAAATCTTTGTTTATACCTTTTGTTAGCGGCCCAATAATACCGTCTTTGATATCCCTTTTAATATCATCTATATCAGGAATATTAATCGACCCTATCGGGCCCAAATCAACGTTTTTACCCTCAATAAATGTTTCATTTATCATATTATTGTATTCATCCAGATTCTTATGTAATAATTTTTCTATTTTTTTTATACGCTCACTCGTATCATTTTCATCCATATTAATAATATTATTATAATATTGTTATATTTTTAATTGTATTGAAACTTATTGACCCATCAAATTGCCTCCTTTTATCATGGTTTGTATACCGGCTTGTAAAAGTTCTGGCATTTTCTTTTCAAAATCATAATTGATTTGACTGGATTTGCTTTTTAATGCTAAAACTCTTAACCTTTTACAACTATAGCACATATCTATTACATTTTTGGGATAATGCGCAAAATGAAATCCCGTATTAGTGTAAAATTTGTCATCAATCCAATAAATTGTTTCCCACATTTTTTGTTGACCTGAATATAAATCTTGTCCTGCGAATTCCCATGCTATCCAATTTATAAAATCAACGGGAAAGTACAATATTTTACCAAAAACGTCTAGTGCATAATAAAATATACACTTATGCATGTTTTGTAAATATTGTAATCCACAAATAATATACGTAAATAAGAATTGACTGGCCCAAAACATAAATTCGCCTATGTCATGAAAGCCTATAGACAAACCATCTCCTAGGCCTTTTGTTTCTTCCACAAAAAGACCTTTAAATATCATCTCTAATCCTTTCCCTATATTTGTCATTTTTTTCACGACTTGATTTATGCCATTTGAAACGTCAAAACCTTCTAGTTTTGGTATCACGTCTTTCTTTGTTTTTTCTAATAATGAATCAGTGGCTACTTTTATTTTTACCATTCCATCATCAATTTGATTCCTTAAATCATTTAATTTTTCGTCAATATCTTTTAACTTATTCATAATATATTGAATGATAATATATTATGTGTTCATATACTCATTTTATTCTGTTACTTTATCGTTGAATCTTTCTTTTATTGCCATTGCTTCTTCCTGTAAAGGTTCTGCCTTTTCTAATACATCAAGTAATTTTTGCTGTACCGCAAAATAATCACTCATATCTTTCTTTAATTTTGCAGCTTTTGTTACCGATTTATTTTCGGATTTGTTTTCATTATTAGGTAATTCGAATTCTTGCTCCGGTTCATGGTCTTGCTCTTGTTCATGCTCTTGTTCATGCTCTTGTTCATGGTCTTGCGCTTGCTCTTGCTCATCATGAACTATTTCTGTTTCCTCTAATGGTAATTGCCCTTCAAACGATTCCTGGTATTGTACGCTTTGAAAAAACAAGGAGACAAAAGTAGCAAACATTAAAATAATAATCATATTTTTAATAAAAAAAGAAGTAATGAATCCTACTAAAAAGAATATAACTAAAGAATAGGTATGATTTAAGTTAATAATATAGAAAAGATTTACTAGCGAAATCAAAAGAACAATATATAATAAGCAACGGCTGTATAAAATAGAACTGATTGTAGCATTTGGACTAAAACAATCCATAATTTTTAAAGACTGTCCCCTCGATGCCAAACTCTTAATAGATAAAGATTTCATATTGAATATAATTTATACAGCGATATTTTTTTACGAATCCTCATTATATTCGGAAGGTACATCACCGCTATATATTTCTAAAACTTCTTTTACTACATCTTCGCGTTGAATATCAGTCCTCTGGAATTCGAAACTACTTATACTAGTCGACCTTTTACCTTTAAATTTACTAAGGAAATCTTCTAGACCGTTCAATTCATTGGCTCTATCGTATTGTTCTAAATCACCAGTAATTACTAAACGACTATTTTCTCCTAAACGAGTCAGTAACATTTTCATCTGAGAAATGGTTGAGTTTTGCATTTCGTCAGCAACTATCCAGCAGTTTTTAAATGTTCTACCACGCATATATCCTAGAGGTGATATTTCAATAACTTTATCCTCTAAAAGAGCGGTTACATCTTTTGGGCTCATAAAATTATATAAAATATCGTAAATGGGTCTTATCCAAGGAGCCATTTTTTCTTCAAGTGTGCCTGGTAAATAACCCAGGTCTTCATCTACGGAAACAGAGGGACGCGTAAAAATAAGTTTTTCATAAGTACCATTTAAAAAATTACGTATTCCTGTTTCTGTAGCAAAAAGAGTTTTTCCTGTTCCCGCAGGACCTGTAGCAACAACAATTTTTTTAGATTTGGATTTCAGCAAATGCGCGTATTGTTCTTGGCGCTCATTTTTTGGCTTGGTAAATTTGTTGTCGAAATTTGTCTTTTCATTTTGTGATAAATATTGCATGTTTTCATAAAATTTGCGCTGTTTTATGGCGTTATTTTCTCGTTCTTGATTGATTTCAGTATTATATTCATGTAAAATATCTTTTTCAGATTGTTTCTTTGATTTACGATATCTGCGCTTGGATTCAGGTTTTTCTTCACCCAAATATTCAGCGCTACTATCGAAAACCGGCATTGTATTATGTTTCATTTATATACTAAAGGATATTAATAGTTGCCGTAAAATTACGCTCTGGGAAAAATGAATTTGTCCACCGTTGTTCTTACGCCAAATGCATGATGAACTAAAATTCCTAAAACTAAAAATACGGCTAAAGTTAGCCAATACGACTGTCGAAATATCCATGAAATAAAAATACACATTACCATAACCACAGCTAAATCAAATAAAGAAATGCCCAATATTCTGTATTTACGAAATCCAGTCCTTAGTCCAGCTGGTCCGAATGCATCTTTGTATTTTTCAAGACCAAACATAGGTTATAAATATATATATCGGAAGGTTTTATTTTATACTTTTAAATTTAAATGCTATCGAGTGCGTTTGTTCTAAATTATTATTTTTGAGAACACGCATTGTGGTCAAATCATTTAAATAAAATGGTATAAAATCTAAACAGTATATTATTTAGCGAAGAATGTCCGAAATAGCTTTTGTTGAGCCTTTATTGAAAGCTGACGATAGTCGCTACGTAATGTTTCCAATCAAAGATAATGATATTTGGAAAATGTATAAAAAAAGTGTCGATTCGTTCTGGGTGCCTCAAGAGGTGGACTTATCCAAGGATTTGAACGATTGGGCGTCTCTTAACGATGATGAAAAACATTTTATTTCTATGGTTTTAGCTTTTTTTGCTGCCTCAGATGGTCTGGTTTTAGAAAATTTGGCCGTGCGTTTTATGAATGATGTTCAATTAGCGGAAGCACGTGCTTTTTACGGATTTCAAATTGCTATTGAAAATATTCATTCAGAGATGTATAGTATTTTGATAGACACTTATGTATCTGATGATGCCGAAAAAACCAAGTATTTTACAGCTCTTGCCAATTATCCTTGTATCAACAAAAAGGCGAATTGGGCAAAGAAGTGGATTAATGATAATCGTAGTTCGTTTGCCGCGCGCTTAGTTGCCTTTGCTGTAATCGAAGGACTTTTCTTTTCTTCGTCGTTTGCTGCGATTTATTGGATTAAAAAACGTGGTCTTATGCCCGGTCTTACTTTTTCGAATGAGCTTATTTCGCGTGATGAAGCTCTTCATACCGAATTTGCTGTTATGCTTTATAGTAAGTTACAAAAAAAGTTACAGAAGAAGCGTATATATGAGATTATTAAAGAAGCGGTCGAAATAGAAAAAGAATTCATTTTGGAGGCAATTCCTTGCCGTATGATAGGGATGAACTCAAAACTTATGTCTCAATATATTGAGTTTGTTGCAGACCGTCTTTGTTTACAACTTGGATATGATAAGATTTATAATGTAGCCAATCCGTTTGATTTTATGGAGCTCATTAGTATGGAAACAAAAGTAAACTTTTTTGAACGTACTAATTCCGAGTATGCTTTGGCTAATAAAACCGTGGCATCGGACGTTTTTGATTTTAGTGCCGATTTTTAGGCATAAGAAATAATGTAATCATTATTTATATGATTACATTTATAATACCAACAATAGGAAAAGATACATTAAAAAATTCAATTGAATCCCTTAAAAATCAAACTGACGACAATTGGAAAGCTATAATTATATTTGATGGTCTTAAACCAAATATTGAAATTGATAATCCGAAAATCACCGTTTTAGATATTGAAAAAAAAGGGGTAGGTGGAAACGGAGCAGGTATTGTTCGTAATTATGGAATGGAAAAAGTTGATAGCGAATGGATAGCCTTTTTAGATGATGATGACACCATTGCGCCTGATTATGTCGAAACATTTAATAAAGAAATCCAGGAACACCCCTATGTTGATGTGATAATATTTAGAATGTATCGTTATAATTGGGAACCAAATGTAATACCATTTCCAGAGTCAGACAATTTTCACGCTAATGAAGTTGGTATAAGTTTTGCATTAAAAACCAAAATATTTAAATCTGGTCTTAAATTTGAACCGTCATCCGGCGAAGATTTTATGTATTTAACCAATATTCGTGCAAATAATTATTGTATGATGATAAGTCCTTATGTAAAATATTTTGTACATGGTAAAACTGACCCTGAAAAAATAAACATAGTAGGAACACGTGGAATTATAAACAAAAAGACGGAGGGTTTTTCTTTATTAAAAGAATCTCATTTGAAAGCAGATGAATACATACCTATTTTGTTTTTTCTTTTTGTTATAATTTATTTAATATTTGGTAATGTCAAAAAAATAAAGGACGTGTTGTTTGTTGTTTTATTTTTAATCGTTTTACAGAAACTCGTATATTAATTTAAGTCGTTTTTCGCAATATAATGTAAACATCTCATTGTGTATGCAAATGATGCACCGGAATGTCCAGGAGGGTTTGGTAAAGATTCCATTGTTTTGATAATAATGTCAAAGTTAGGATGTCTTGACCACATAAAACCCTTATCTTCATCAAGTTCATACTCTTTTAGCCACGACCAGAGTTGAAGTTGATTAATAGAATCATAGCCATTAGAAATAAGGCTTCGAGTAAATTTGTCTTCGATAAAGCTGAAACACATTTTTGATTTGATTTTACATTAAATAAAAACATAAAATCAATTCAATTTTTATGAACCAATGCTTATAAAAAAAAGAACTGTTGGAGTTCTTTTTTTTTGCAAGCAGTGGGGTTCGAACCCACGCATCATAGATAACGGGTCTTAAGTCCGTCGCCTTAAACCACTCGGCCATACTTGCTTGGTGTTTTTACCGACTTTGCTGTCGTGGCAAAGATAATTCATTTTAAATTGAGTTTGATGGAAATTTTTGAATTCCTTACCACCACATTTATTGTGGCGCCCCTACCAACAGGGCTATCGAACCAAACCGATTATTTTGAATTGAATTACAATGCATTTGTTATTTTTTGGAGAATAACAACTCGTTTGCGGGCTTTGGACCCAAATTCCGATACGGGGACTCGAACCCCGGCCAAAGGGGTGAAAACCCTCTATCCTAACCAACTAGACTATATCGGAAGTTCTAGCTCTTACTGGGACTCGAACCCAGGATAGAAGATTCAAAGTCTTCGGTGCTGACCACTACACTATAAGAGCTATGTTAGTTTTGGGAGTTCTAACAACTCAAATGACCCTAAAGGGAATCGAACCCTTGTCTCAACCGTGTAAAGGTTGTGTGCTAACCGTTACACCATAGAGCCTAACGCTTCTGACAGGTTTCGAACCTGTGACCTTTCGGTTAACAGCCGAATGCTCTAACCAACTGAGCTACAGAAGCATATGGATAGTTTTTATAAGAGAACATACAAACTCTATCTATGCACCCGATGAGGGACTTGAACCCTCGACCACCAGATTAAAAGTCTGGCGCTCTACCGACTGAGCTAACCGGGTAATCCTGTTTTTTTGAGTGCAGGGAAACTCATTGCTCGATGTGAGACTTGAACTCACGACCCTCAGCTCATAAGACTGATGCTCTAACCAACTGAGCTAAACGAGCTTTTTAATTCACACTAGAACTGGTTTTAAAAATCAATTTTTTGGGACCAAGAAGTTCTCCTCGGCAAATCACATGTTGTAACTTCTGTCCCTAACATGTTAATATGTCGACCAACCTTTATACTGTTTTGAAATTATATTTATTAGGATGACTATATAATGCGTTTAAAATGTATAATTAAAAAATCATCTAAACATAGAATCGTGTCTTTATAAAAATGAACGACATACATATCAATGAAATATTTGACCGTGAAAAAACCGCTAACGAAATAAAATTATTATTGTCAAATTTTGACAAAAACGTAAATAATGTGGCATATAAAAAAGGAATTTATATTTATGGTTCACCAGGATGCGGTAAAAGTCATTTTGTCATTAATATATTAAAAGAAATGAACTACGATATTATAAAATATGATGCCGGTGATGTGCGTAACAAAGCACTTATAGATACAATTACAAGTAATAATGTATCTAATCGAAATGTTCTCCAAATGATGACAAAACAAGTGAAAAAAATTGCTATTGTTATGGACGAAATCGACGGAATGAACAATGGAGATAAGGGTGGAATAACGGCTCTTATAAAAATTATTCGCCAAAAAAAAACGAAGAAACAGCGACTAGAAAATAAAACCATGAATCCAATTATTTGCATAGGAAATTATTATATTGATAAAAAAATTCGAGAACTCATGAAAGTATGTAATGTTTTCGAGCTAAAAACGCCTACAAAACCACAAGTTCATCTTTTATTAAAAACAATTATGCCAAATACCGAATTGTACGAAAAACGCGCAGACGAATTAGTAAATTATATTCAGGGAGATATGCGAAAAATTATTTTTGTACATGACGTTTATAAGAAAAAGCCAGAGATTTTACAAGGTAATACTCTTGAGGAGATTTTCCAAATCAAAACATATAATGAAGATGCCAAAAAAATAACGCAGTCATTAATTAATAGACCTATAAAAATAGAAGAGCATAATCGTTGCATGAACGAAACAGAGAGAACTATAGTCGCGCTACTTTGGCACGAAAACATTATCGATGTTTTAGCAAATCAACCAGTAGAAAAAACATTTCCCTTTTATCAAAGAATTTTAGACAATATGTGTTATGCTGACTATATTGACCGAATCACATTTCAAAGCCAAATATGGCAGTTCAATGAGATGTCATCACTAATGAAAACGTTTTATAATAATAAACTATATCACGACCATTTTCCTGACAGTCAAAATAGTTTTAAACCAACAGAGGTAAGGTTTACAAAAGTTCTGACAAAATATTCCACAGAGTATAATAATATGTTATTTATTTACGGTCTTTGTCAAGAATTGGATATGGACAAAAAGGATTTAGTCGCGTTTTTTCAAGAACTACGACTTTTTTATGGCGCCGATTTTTGTTCTCAAATTGATAGATTAAATGATGTTGAAAAAATATTTGAAACCTACAACATTTCAAAACTAGATATTAAGAGAATATATCGTTATTTGGATAAAAACGTAAAAAAAGAGGCTTTGCTAGAAGAAGACGAAGAAGATGACGATTCCTAGAAATAAAATGTATGTCTATTTTATATAGTTATTGTATTATGAATAAAGCCGCCAATGTAATTAAAGATATATTTCTAGGTAAACCAGAACAACGGTTTCAAGACGTTACAACAAATTTAGATGATATTCAATCAAAATTAAATTTAAAAGACAAACAAATTATGAGTTTATTAAATAACGGAAATCCTAAGCTATCTGAAGAGGACGTGCAAAGTAAGATTTCAGATTTAAAAACAGAAAAATCCGAACTTAAAAAGAGCCTTATGCAAAAACAAGAACTATTAAAAGATGTACAGGATGAATATAAAAACAGGAAGATTGAAGAACATAAAGAGTCTCTTCAAGAAAAACAAGATGCCTACGTAGAAAAGACAGGAAAAGAAGCCAAGCATACGGCAAAGGCAATAGCTGAAGCTAAAATAGCTGTTCGACGCGCTAGATGGGCTATGCGTAATCGTACAAGAGGCGGAAAACGCAAGAGTCAGAAAAAAAAGAGACGTACTAGCAAACGTAAATAAATTGTTAAAATATTATTATATATTATAACAATGAAGTGTGAAGAATTACTTTCTATTTTTAAAAAATGGTTTTGTTGTTTAAGGCAATCTGACAATAACTCTTTAGATGAAGGTTTTGTTTCTTTGTCAGACGATATCACTGTTATTGATATAAAAACTAGTATACTAGATATTAATGAAGAAGAAGTAGCTACATCTTTAAATGACGACGAATATCAATATTATTATCGAGATTAATCACCCTCAATTGTAATAAGAGGACCTTTTTTAACAGGCGCCGGAAAAACTTTTGGTTCCGTATCTATTTCTATTGCTATATGAACTGGTTCTTCAGTTCCTGTAGATTTTTCTTCAACTAAGACCTTAGTTTCTTGTTGGGCAATAATTAATTTATTTTGAGCTTCTATTAACTGCATTTGTACCTCAACGACAATTTTCTCCAATTCTTGTATTTTATTAGACAAGACGCCTATATGTCCTTGTTGTTGTTGTATAATACCAACGACTTCTTGCTGTGACAGTTCTTTAGGCTCTTCCCCAGGACGCTGTAGTATAATTGGTCCGGTAGCATTTTTTGCGTTTGCTTCCTCATTTGCCTTTTTTAACATTTCAGCACGCTCCGCTTCAATAGTTTTAATCTGTGCTAGAACGTCTGGTTTCATTTTTGCTTCACCTGCTTCATAATTAGCTAATAGCTTATCTATTTTATTCATAAAAAAATCCTTAATCGGTGCTTCATCCTTCATACGAATAAACGTATCTACTGTTTTTGGTGAGTCTTTTAAATAATCAGGATGCGGATTTTCGAGCATCTTACGTTTGTCAAATGTATTATGTTCGTGTGAGAATACTAATATAGTCTTAAGTGGGTCAAGTTGGACAAATGGTACTGTGTATCCCTTTAAAAATGCGCGTTCTTCAGCAATTGCGGCGTGGTCCTCATATTGCGTTTGATTTAATAATTCGGCCTTGAAAGCAAATGTTCCTGCAGTTGCATGATTGGGATTATAAGGACCACATTGTACCATACGTTTTAAACCTTTAAAATAAATGTAAATTTCACTAGAACCTGCGCACAGAGCATTTTTGTCTCCCTGAAGACGCTCTACTGCGTGTGAAATACGCTCTGGTGGATAATAATCGTCGTCATCCATATAAACAACAATAGAACCCTTAATTTGTTTATGCATAAAATTACGTTTTGCACCCAAAGTCATTTTGTCTTGGATAGGAAAATATTTAATATTAGGAATACCGGATTTATCAATCAAATCCTTTATTTTATCTGTACCATCATCGACAATTATCCATTCAATTCGTTCTTTTGGATAATTCTGGTTTTTGAAACAACGAAATATGTTCTCAATAAAGGGTCTGCGATTAAACGTTGGTGTACAAACGCTTACAAAAGGATAGGTTTGTTTTTTATTCTTTACCATTTTTATTAATAGGGCTAAATATATTTATATGAATTTTACGCATTATATTATTATTCATTTTTGTCTTCTTTTTCATCTTTATCCTCTTCATCTTTGTCTTCTTTATCTTTGTCCTCTTCATCTTTATCCTCTTCATCTTTGTCTTCTTTATCTTTGTCTTCTTTATCTTTGTCTTCTTTTTCATCTTCATCATCTTCATCTTCATCTTCGTCCTCATCATCTTCATCTTCACCTTTGTCGTCTTTATCTTTATCCTCTTCATCTTTATCCTTCGTTTTCTCATTTCTTTCTTTTTTTAATTCATTCTTTGTTGTTTTTTCTATTTTCTTTTTTAATTCATCTTTATCATCATCATCGTCATCATCATCATCATCGTCCGAACCATCTGACTCATCCGAATCATCCGAATCATCCGAATCATCCGAATCATCCGAATCATCCAAGTCATCTGAATCACTTGAGTCGCTATCAGAGGACGACGTCTCCTCATTAGATTGCCCTAAGCTATCTAATCCTAATAAAGAACTAGGTTGTAATACTGTTCCTAACACACCCTTAGCTAATTTAGCTACTGGATTATCTACAATAACATCCATATTCTCTTTTATTCCACTTTTAAGTTTATCAAATTCAGCTTTTGGGTCTGCGATATTACCTTTTAATTCATTAAGATAAGAACTAATATCATTGTTTTGGGCAAGACCAGTTAATTCTCCTTTCATTTCAGAGATAGAGGATGTAAGATTTTTTTTAATATTAGATATTCCTGCGCTTGCTTCAGACTTTAATTTACCCATTAATATGTTCCCTACAGTACTACTTTTAGATGTTTGCTCTACTCCTGGCTCTGGGCTGAGATATTGTTTTAATTTTACAAAATCGCTTGAATCAACAAATCTATCTTTCTTTATTTGTTCATTAATATCCATGCCAATAGGGATGGTTACAATACCAAGAAGTAAACCAAAAATAATTAATAGATTTTGTTTTAGTGTTTTACTATAAATGTTATTGTTAAAATCAATGATACCAAGTATAAGTATCACCAATAAGGTTATTGAGAACATTGATGAACTGATAAAATCCAAAAATATGTATATTATTTTTTTAATCATTTGAACGGTTGTAAGATTTTCCGCATTTGAATCAAAGTTCAATAAAAATGCTTTTGCCATATATTCGCGAATTTCGAAAGGAATTGCCCAAATGTTTATTATTTTTGGCAAAGAAAGTGTAGTAAATGGCTGCCATAAAATACTCGTCGACATTAATAATAATACCATAAGACAAAACACAAATCCAAGAGGAACGCTTATTGCCACTACAATAATAAATTGTATAAGTACCATAAGACCGCCTATTACTATACCTCCAGTACCAAGGTCAACAATTCTCTTTATATTGTAAACTAACATATCCAAATTGCCAAAACTACCACTTGTTGAAAATCCGTTGAACCAATCAAACAAATGGTCAAAATTTCCAAACATATCATTGAACCAATCCATATTACTTTTTGGTTTACATGAATGAGAACTCCGACATTGTCCACAAATGGACATACCACATCCACCGCATAAATTTAAAGAAACCATTCCGCAATTATTGCACGACGGCTTAGATTCTTTCTTCGTTTGTGTTTTACTGTTACTGTTAGTCTGTTTAAATTTAATACCAAATGAGAACATTGAAGATACTACATTAAATACATTTTTTAAGATTGGAGAGAAAATATCGAAATCCGCAAAGAAAAACAATATAGTTAATGCGTACATGATGTTTACACTCTGATTGTCAGTGTTTAACATTATAACGTCGCGAATAAATTTGAAAAAGAATGGTCTACAATTTTCCAAAAAGTATATCATCATCGAGAACACGAACATCATGTAAATTGGGGCATTCAAGTATTTTTTAAAGAAGTATGGTAATTTTTCATAGAGTAAATTTTGTAATATATCAGAAAAATATAACGCATATGTAAACATAAAAACTAGTGGTTTCGCTAAAAATCCAAAGTTTGGGTATAAGGTCAAAATCTTTAGTTGGTCGCTTGTAAATCTAGGCATAGGTACGTTTTCATTTGTTTCACTATCAACAAAAACTGTTGCGTACATTAAATTATAAGTAAAAATAAAGGCAAAAATAATACTTTCCAACAAAGATAAATATGGTTTTATTATATCAACATCTGCTTGTGTTGCGGCATTTTGATGAAAATTTAAATAAACACTACCTGATAAGGTGGCATTATTATTTATAATAACTTGTTGTCCTTTTATAGAAACAATTGTAGTTTTTACTGGAATTCCTTCTCCCGATACCAAAAAGCCTATTTTCAATTTACTCACATCTACAACTAATAAAGTATTGTTATTAGTAGTTAAAACGCAATTTACTGTTATAGGGATAGCCCGCTGAAGACCATTCGCAATAACTTGAGCTTGATGATGGTTAAAATCGTCTATTATTTTTTCAATCATTTGAATGTAAGCCAAAAATATTTTTCTTGGGTCATCTGCACTCATTCCTTTGTCGCCACTATCTAATCCGTCCCAAAAATCTGGAGTTAATGGTATACCACTATCACGGTCGATTGGACCTTTATACAAGTGTTTATTACCTTGTGCGTCTATAACATAATATCGGCCATCTGTTTCATCAAAATAACCTTTTTCAACATTACCACTAGCATCTATCCAAGTACCATCTCCCTTTAAAACGGAATGTGTTCCATCTACATTTCCGGGGTCTGAACGCGAATTAGAAGATTTGCTTTTTTTTGCTTCTTCTGCCTTTTTCAATGATTCAGCAAGCGCTGCTGCTTTTGCTTTTGCTTCTTTATCCGATTCAGAATTGGCACGGTTGTTAACATCAGGTTTGTTTTTAAATTTTTTGGTATTTGAAGAATATTCGTTAGTTGCGTCGCTCATTACCGTGTTTATATTTCCTAACCAATTCAAATATGTTAAATATGATTGAGGAGTAGGAGTAGGTGTTGGAGTAGGCGTGGGTGTCGCTATAGGCTTTGGTATTGGTTTAGCAGCAACGGGCGCAACTACTTGTTTTGTACCTGTATTAGCAGCGGATTGGGGTGCTAGAGGAGGAACTACGGGAGCTGCAACCAATTTTTGAGCTGCTGTGGCAACCACTTTCGGAGCAGGTGTTGAAGCCTTTGCTTTAACCATTGGTTCATAAATGTTCTCGAATGTTTCAATGTTTTTATAATTAAACATACGTGAGCGTTTTTTTTTATTGAGCCGACTAATTTTTTGTATCATGTTTAATGTATCAAAATCCGTGTCTGCAAAATCGTCTCTATCACTAAATAATTTTTTATTCCATATTGTTTTTGATATATCAGGTTCCATTAATATAATACAAGCTATATTATATTATTGTAAAAAAAATGCATAATTAACGACTATATAACATACCACAATTACCACTAATAATAGATAAAACATTATATCGTTCTTCGAATAAGGTCATATTATAGTTATATTCAAATAACCGCCAATTTTGCTTTCGAACACCTATTGGGTTTCCACTATTATCACAAATTACATCAAACGACGAATTAATGGCATCAATTTGCGGGACATACGTATTTATTTCTAGTTCAATAGTTTTAAATTTACTCATATTGACTGCCCCAGTTGGTTGATAATCAAATGGACTTGTGTTTAAACAAAAATTATAACAATAAAGCCCATCGATAGCGTTTCCTTGTGTTCTCGTATATTTTTCAACAAAATTATAAATTCCGCTTTCTAAAGTGTTCTCGCGATATTCTCCATTGAACAAAATACCCATATTATTTAATATTTCTTTCCTGTTGATAGATTTATAATCACCAGTTAAATAAATACCTGTATTACGACCATCATATGGGTCTATTCCTGGGCCATATTGTATTGATGGTGCGTAAGTATTATCAGCAGTGCCGATTTCTAAATCACCTGGTATTGCAGCGTAGGGCCAATTGGTAAAGTTAGACCACTCGTTTCTTAAGTTGACATCATTGCGTTGTAAATAAAACATCCAGTTTGATACCAGTCCATTAGAATAAACTTGTACTTTTCGTGTTCCAGTAATGTTCTCAAAATTATATTGAAAAACGTCTTTTACTAAATAAACTTGGTCTTGACTAGCAAAAAGTTCGGTTTCTTCTTTTGACAAAAACGCATAGGTTGCTAGAATATGTATATCTGCATTCCATACTGAAAATCTATTCTGATAAGCATCCGGAGTTAAAATAACAGCAGGAGGAGTTTGTAAAAAACGGTACATTTGAAATTGCGGCTGATTAAAATCTGGTTGCACATAAGGATATAAATTCTGAAAATCAAATACATCACGTACTTGAAAAAGTTCTTGAATAGGTCTCATTGTTACAGTAATCATTAATTCATTATATTGAAGAGCTGCTATTGGAAACGCGCATTGGCTGTTCAAAGTAAACCAAGTATTAATTGGAATATAAATATTACGCCCACGAATTGATGGCTCAGCACCGACGTTTTTCTTAGTATACCAGGCAGTAGGATATGTATTTGCGCGTCCATTCGCATTTGCAGGGTCATTAAACTCAGCGGTGTTACCTGACATAGAATTAAATAAATCCTTTTTACCAGTAGAAAAGTCTCTCTCTACTTGAGCAGTTAAGTATTCTCCTGTATATTTTTGTAAAGTTAAAGAACCACAAGTTATTTCTATTTCTTGAATCATAAGAGTACCTAAATTTTTTATCCATTTAAAATCGTATGGCGTCCATCGATTACTAGTTTGCGGCGTAGGATGATACAGAGGACTCCAAATATCAGGAAGTGATACCACCAAATAAGTATCCATTAATAAATCTGCATAACGAGGTATTTTAAATTGAAATTTCGAGGGTTCTGTTAAACGTAAGTCACGAGAACCATCGTAGTCTATTCGAAATTTTTGCAAGCCAAAATTCGTATATTTTGAATAAGTGACTTTAAAAAATGTTTTGCTCGGATTTCCGGTTAATATTGAATTGTTAACACCAACTGAAATAATATTTAGTAAACCCCCAGGCATTATAATTTATAAGTAGATTATTTCATCTATATTATTATCGCCCTATATCTTATTACTTAATGAAATTAAATAAACAGTTTATTTTTTTATTCATAATTTTATTTGGCCTATGTATTATTTTGTATTTCATAAATGAATCAGTAATTAAAGAAGGATTAAGCATGGATTCTAATGACAAGGCAGTAAATGAAGCACTTACTTACGAAAATGATAATAATTTTGCAGGGACTAGTGGATTTATTCGGATTTTACCTCTTACTAGTACTTTAAATAATTCCAAGGAAAAAAGCGGTATTATGGCGGATTATCCAAACATTTTAAATTTACCCATAAGTCAATTTGCGATAAAATCATCTTACAATAGCTGCTGTTCAGGTGAACAAAATCATTATATTAGTAATGAAATGTTGATGTATGTATTAAGCCGTGGTACTAGATTTATTGATTTGGAAATCTCCAATATAATTATTGACCCATCAAGTAAAACGGGTACTCCATATGTTGTTTATCCTGATTATAACGCAACTTTACCTATTGACGTTAAAAAATGTTGCAAATTAGACTCCGTTCTAAAAACACTCGTAAAATATGGTCTTATGGATAATCAAAGCTCCACTGCTGGTCCCACACCAAATTATACCGACCCGTTGTTTTTGCACTTACGTATTAATGTAGACCCACTTTATAATAATTTATACCAAGATGTTGCCACCTGTATCAAAAAAAACTTGATTGATTATTTATATGGACATACGAATATTAAACCTACCAAAATTTCTGTAAAAGAATTTGTTACAAATTCAGTATTACCTGTTCTCACAGATAAAAATGTAATGCAAAAATTTCAGTCTTTAAATACTAACACCACAACTATGATACAACGGTATTTAGAAGTAAACCTTGAAGCAGAGAAAATTTTCAGTGATTTGCAGGAATACGTATTGAAAAATAATATTGTAAATATGAATGTATATGATTTAGTGGACAAATTACCAGTGCAAAAAGTTTTGAATTTGCCAATTATTAGCGGTTACATGGATAATGTCTCTGATATTCTAAACGAAATTTCTCCAGCAAACTCCTTATATACTAGTGCAAATAACATACAAAATCTACTATCTTATATTTATTCAAATAATAAAAAATTTGATTTACAAAAAACCAAAATGCGTGATATTATGGGAAAAGTTGTTGTTATTTTAGATACAAATTATGACTTAAATTGGAAAAAAGCGTCCAAATGTGACCCATTGGTAAAAAATTGCTATGATTTAAACAATTACGTTCATATGGAAAGTGGTACAAATGAGCTTACGTTAAATAGCCCTTTTATGCTATCAAAACAGCTAAGTACACCGATTACAGTGAATTCTGACCAAGTTACAGTAACTATAAAATGCAATGGTGAAACATTAAAAAACAGATTCATGCAAATAGTTCTTCCCGAGTCTGACCCAGGTTTATTAAACACAGACCCCGATGACCAAGGAGCTAATCCCGATTTTCAAAATATTGTAACAAACTGGGGTTGCAATTTCATAACCTACCGATTTTATAATCAAGACCCACAGTGTTTGCAGTATGAACGATTTTTCAACTCACAATCTCTTGCTATAGTACCACTTGCTTATGTAAAAAGTTATTATTTACAAGAACAATTGCAAAGTTCTCAATAAAATTTATTCTTATTATGTATATGGCGAAACATAATAAAAAATTTAATACACATTTTTGTGATGATAAAATGACCTTTGAAGAATGTGAATTGGCTATATTAAGAAATGCTGTTGATGAATCAGAAAAAATCCAGGGAGAAAAAATAGCGAATAGTGAAACTATAAAAGCCGTAATCAAAATTTTAGAGAACTTTTTGACACGTAAAAAACTCATTTGTTATGGTGGTACTGCTATCAATAATATTCTACCTAAATTTGCGCAATTTTATGACCACGATGTAGAAGTGCCTGATTATGATTTTTATAGCCCTAATGCACTCAAGGACGCTAAAGAATTAGCTGATATTTATTATAAAGAAGGTTATTTAGAAGTAGAGGCTAAAGCCGGTGTTCATTATGGTACCTATAAAGTATTTGTAAACTTTATTCCTATCGCTGATATCACACAGCTGGAAACGGTTTTGTTTAAACAAATAAGTAAAGATACTATCACAGTATCTGGAATTCAATACGCTCCTCCCAATTTTTTACGTATGAATATGTATTTGGAGCTATCCAGACCAGCAGGAGACGTAAGTCGATGGGAAAAAGTTCTCAAAAGGTTAACTTTATTAAACAAATATTATCCATTAAACAGTAAGATTGTTTGTGAGACTATTGACTTTCAACGACAAATGGAAACACACATGGAAGATAGCGAAAAAATATATTTTTGTGTACGTGATTCGTTTATTGACCAGGGCGTAGTTTTCTTTGGTGGTTATGCGACTAGTCTTTATTCAAATTATATGAGTAAACAACAACGGCGTATTGTGGATAAAATACCGGATTTTGATGTTCTCTCTGATGAGCCCGCAAAATGTGCAATGATTGTCAAAGAGCGATTACAGCGCGAAGGTTTTAAACACGTAAAAATTATTAAGTATAAAGAAATAGGTGAAATTATTCCAAATCATATACGTATAGACGTAAATGGTGAAATCATCGCGTTTATTTACAAACCAATAGCCTGTCATAGTTATAATGTTATTGAAAATGGCGTTAATAAAATAAATGTAGCCACAATTGATACAATTTTAACATTTTATTTAGCATTTACGTATGCCAATATGCCTTATTATGATAAAGATAGACTTATTTGTATGGCCAAATTTTTATTTGAAGTAGAGGAAAAGAACCGATTAGAACAGAGGGGTATATTAAAACGTTTTACTTTAAATTGCTACGGTAAACAAAAAAATATGGAGGATATACGTTCAGAAAAGGCAGAAAAATTTAAGGAATTGATTACAAAAAAAGACTCGGAAGAGTATCAACGTTGGTTTTTAAAATATAATCCATCGAGTAATAAAAGTAAACGGAATGAATCAATAATAAAATGTAATAAGAAAAAGAGAACATTTAAACGCCGTGATAATAGCGAATATTTAGTAACGTTAGCATAAATTATATTGATAAGCGTAGAATTATCAATATAATCGGCGAATTGTTTTTCTATTTTTTTTGTATTTTTTTCTAATCTTTCGTTTGGTTTTTCTTATGGTCTTTTTTTTACCACCAACATTTGGTGGTGAACTATATGTATTTTTTAATTTTCGTGTTGCCATTCTAGCAAGTACACTAGCTGTTCCAAACATACCAACATTGTGACTATCCGCGATTTTCCTTATTTCACTTATATCAGAAGGTGGTAGTTTATTCGGTGAACCAAGAGGTAATTTTTCATTTGTGTTACATAAGTTATATAAAAACTGACTTAAATTTGGTCCTGTAATATCTGGTCCAATAATATTTTCATCATAAAAATTCATGTCATCATAAATCCAAATTCCGGATGTTACCATTCTATGTATGTTAGTGTTTAACGTATACTTTTCATAATCATCTAGTTTTTCATTAAGCCAATTATCAAATTGTCTAGTATTGTCAAGAGTAAAGTTATTTTTAAGATTATATAACTTTTCTACATAGTTAATCATATCTTTACGTTCGTTTTCTATGTATTCTGCAGTGCTTTGTTGTTGAAATCTCGAAGCATGTGGGCTCGAATCAAATTTTATCATATATATAATCTTTCTAAATAAATATATTTTATAATGTGATTATGCAGTCGTTGTTTATAATTAACAATTGTAATTACAAATTGTCCATAAATATTAAGAAGTAAGAATTCTCTATATTTGACGTTTTTTAATTTATCAATAAATTATATATGAAATCTAAATATATTATTTTTTTAATAGCGTTGGTTTTATTATTTTGCGTTTTTATAAAATACGGAACTACGTTAACTATGAACAAAAATAGCTACTTAAGTACAAATGATTGGTCTAACATTCCTAATAAAAATAAATATTATCAAAGTGATGAAATAAAAGGTATTGAAGTACGTGTTTTAGAGCCACCACATATTTTAGCAGGCGAAAAGGGTGTTTTTGCAACTCAATCATTTCTTATACATGACGTAATTGGCGAATACTCAGGTATTATTAAAGAATATAATACGGTAGAATCAAATAATTTGTATATTTTTAATTTAATAGATGATGTAGTTATTGACGGAGAAATAAGTAGTAACGAATTAAAATATGTAAATAGTTATATAAATATTTCTAATGAACCAAATTTAGTATCTCGAATTACCTACATAAACAATGAACCCAAGGTTTTATACGTTTGCTCAAAAGATATTAATGAAGGCGAAGAATTATTAATTGACTATGGCGAAGATTACAACAATATTCACATTTATAACAATTAAATAAATTATAGGTCGCTCAAATAATCAATGACCTTTTGAATGGTATAATAGCAAGAGCCAAAAAATAGGCTTTTAAAAACAAGACCATAAAAATTAAAGTTACCATCTTCATGATAAATAGATAAAAATGAGAACCTTTTGAACACAACGGTATTTATAATTGGCAATTGAAACAACATGAATAATATTGCAATTAGTATAGGTGTTTGAAGCTCAGTTAGTATTTCGTCGACCTTACTATCTCTATGCTTTTTTGAATCATTTTCCTTTTTTTTCATCTCATATTCTTCCTCATAATCATGAATATAATTCTTAGTAAGTTTGGGTCTAGGAATATAGTTGGGCTGCACTTCCTGGTCTTGCATATATGACTGTGTATCAATTTGTACGTGCTTTGAAGGAAGACGTACCTGTTGCATGTCTAAAAGTTCTCGTTTTTGTTGCTCAGTCAAGACATTTGATATTTGCTCCAATTGTTGCATCTGCATCATTTGTTGTTCAGCTGGATGTTGCATTGGTGGCATAATTGGATTTTGAGCAGAAACACCATATGGATTAGGATGAACATTTATTGGCATATAATTAGTCGGTGGAACTGATTCAGTCAAATCATCCGTTCTATTCATTTGAATTATTACATTTTCGGGTAAATCAGCAATACGTGTTGTATTGTTCATAACAAACTATACAATACAAAACTATCTAAAGATTAGATAAATTACGCGTCTTTGTGATAAGAATGTTCTCCTTTTTCATTGGTTTGGTCGCCTATATCTACGATTTTTTGGTCTTTATTACATTTGCTTGATTTTGAAATATATCGATAACACTTTTCGTCGTGCTTATAAACCTTACCATTGATGTCGTTTATAGCCGCACCTTTAAAATGGATACAATTTTTCTCAGTACAAACTTTTCTAAATAAACTTGCGAGGCCCAAACCCAATATTATAGACAATAAGGTTCTTCCTAGAGGAGTTGTTAATAATCTTTTGAAATTCATGAAATATGTTATACATTAAGCGTATAATATATTTATTCAAAATTAATTACGATTGTACGGGAATTTTTGCGATTTCATCAGGATTCTTAGGACATTGTACCTCTTTTTGCTCAAATGAAAAGCACGAATCGGTTTTGTCTTTATACTGTAACAAATTTATGTTCTCGGGAGTAGGATATACATAAACAGTTCGACTATCAGGAACTGTATAATATACCGCAATCATTCCTAGAATTAAACTTATCACAAAAACAGGTATATTAATATATTTGAAAAACCCCATATATCATATCGTCTGATAAAAATTTACTTCGTTTTTTTATTTTTCTTTTTTTTGGGTGCCATCTTCATTTTATTCTCTTGTTCCTCTTCGGCCAGTAAAAGTTCTGCCATTTTATCCGCGTTTCTTATCAAGGTCTTTTCCTGTGATTCTTCTCCTTCTAAACGAAATACTAAATTGTCAGGTGTAACCTCTTCTACAGAACAACCTTTAAGTGCTTCTGACTGTGCAGCTAGTAGTTCCTGACGTTCTTTCTTCATTTTTTCTATTGCGAGCAACTGCTTATCCTTCTTTTGTTGCATTTTTGAGCGAATACGGTTACGATTTTCTTCCATGCCAGTCATACGTGCTATAGCGTTTGTATCTAAACGCATGTTTTTACCTAAGCCGCCCATTCCCTTTGCAAATTTCTCAAACATATCTTTCATTTTCTCACCGCCGCCCATTTCTTTCATTTTTTTCAACATTTCACTAGCTTCGCTCATCATCTCTTCTCGTGAAATATCACCGTCTTGCATCTTTTTGTCTAATTTTGTACTAATTTTTTTCATTAACCCCATTAACTTGGTTGGGTCTTTCATAAATAACTTCATTGCATCCTCTGTATTATTAAGTTCAGCTGCCTCAGGTCCTAACATATCCTTAAATTCTTCCGAAATTTCCTCTGCCATTTCTTTGGCAAGTGAACCAATTTTACCATTAAATAACGTCTTCAAATGGTCCTGAATGTTTTCCATATCAGGCATATCAGTGAAATTATTTCTAAATTCATCAAAATCAGGCATTGAGAATGGAGTTTCATCAGTTTGTTTAGGCTGGTCCTTCATCTTAGTAAAAAAATCAGATATTCCGTCCATTGTCTCTTTCAACTTTTCGTGCAAATCTTTTTCGTCTATTCCCTCAAACATATTCATACTATCTCCAAAGTTTGCCTTATCTTTTACATCTTGAATAACTGTAAATAAAATCAACTGTAAATATTTCCAAATAGTTTTTTTTGTGTTTTCGCTTAATCCGGCGCAGTTATATAATAAGGCAAAATCTAGACCAGGAAAAAAAGATGTATTCTCCTCCTCTTTATTAAATATATCGTCATTCTGATATAAAATATCAAAAAAGCGTTTAGGATATACAGTTAAACAATATTGATAAAGCTCAACCTCATCTTCTTTTGTTATTTCTTTGGTCCATTTTTCTAATTTGTCAGTGTGCTCAGGAAATGTTATACATAAGTCTTTGGCAAAATCGGATACGACAGAAGAAAATTTTTCAGGTACATTGAAACTGTTTTCCATGAAATATAATTATACATACTATTTTATTTATACTATTTTTACAGTTTATTAGTTAATAAGCTGGGTTTGAATTTGTCCTATAGTATCCAAAACCATTGGTGAAGAATAACATGATGTTGTGTTTTGTGTCATTACATATGATTCTATTGTATCAGTTTCATCCTCTAGCTCTTCATCTTCTGAACTAATAGGATGAAATTGTCCAGTATTTCGACGCATTAGTCTGCGTGGTCTAGGTGCCGGTGGGCAGTCAAAATCATACATATCTTGACGTCTGGGAGTCGAAATATTTGTTTGCTGACGGCCTTGTGTTGTAAAACGGCTAAGTGTCAGCATATGACCATTAAATGT